GTTATATTCTTCTTTTTACAAAATCAAATTTTACTACTTGTAACTGTGCATCTGTAAATTCAAATAATTCAAAAATAGTTGGATAAAAATCTTCGAAATATTCTGATTCAATAAACTTAACTCTTAACTCTTTGCTATCCTTAATAAATTTTAATAGCAATTTCTTTGAACCTTTTGTAATGTCTATTTTCATTGTGTTTGCAGTTGGTAGGATACTGCTCCCCCTTGTTTTTTAGTTTAGTTTTTTTAGTTGTTGGTACAAGCTATGAATCATGATTGAGTATTCGTTTACTTAGGTTGTTTATTAGTTTAATATTTCGGTTACTAAAATAATTTCTGATTGATACATTTCTTCCCATCTAATCATGGTAATGTAACAATTGTCATAGCTAATTACTGTTCTTCCGTTTGCAAATTCTACTAAATAGTGCTTCATTGTGTTTGGTTTAATCGTTATTGATATATCAAAGATAAACCTTTTTTTAATATTGCAAAACTTTTCTTTAGTTTTTTATATAAATCTTTTCTATAGCCTATAGATATTGCCTATAAAAAACTATACTTACCCGTTCCCATTCTTAGGGTGAAGTTCTGGTAGGCTAGGGCTAGAGCCATAACGCAATCATCATGAAACCCCGAAGGAGCAGAATACTTAACCCCATTAGCCGTAAACTGGTACTCAAATACATCTAACTCGTTAACTATTACCCCGTATGGGTAGCCTATGCTTTTAGTATGGATAGCGTTCTGCAGTCCAACCATTAACTGCTGCTTAGAATTGCTGGTAAACTTTAATCCTTCTACCATTAGACCTGCCCTTTGTAACTCCTCAAAGATAGGGTCACCTACTCCAGTACTATCTAACAAGATAGGTTTTCTAGGTAGCTTCAATATAGCTTGTTTAGTTGTGTGCCAATCCTTTTGGAATCTGTCTAGATAGCAAACATTCCCTCCAGCATCTAACCCTATAATAACACTCCAGTCATAACTCTTGGCTAAATCTATTCCAAAGCATACTGGCTCTTGATTGCTTAGTGGTCTTATACAAGCCTTGATGTTCTCTGAACCAAACGGGTTAGCAGCATTCTCCATTGGGTTAGCTAGATATTCCTGCTCAAATACTGGTGCTGGTAATTGTCTTCTAGCTTCGTCTATTTCTTTTGTATCTATATAGGGATTGTCATAGGTTGTATATTTAAATGACTGCCAACCATCCTCCTGCTTCATATAAAGGCTATAGAAGAAGTTTTTACCTCTAGGAGTAGATAAGAACCATCCCCATCCTTTGTAGTCCGTTAAAGTCGGTCTAATTGAATTTAACCAGCCATCTTCTAGGTTAGGTATGAAAGAAGCCTCATCTATTATAACTCCATGAAATTTCCTACCTCTTAGGTTGTCTAGCCTTTCTCCTGTAAAGAACTCTACACTTCCTTTATTCGGAAACTGCATTGTTAAGTTACTCTGGTTAGCTGGGAAGGGTAATGCTGCTGCTAGTTTGTTAAAGAATACTTTAGCTAGTTTATAGGTAGGTGTTATGTATGCTATCTGCTCCCCGAAGGATGCAGTCTTAATCATTTTGATTTGGGATAGTTCACTCTTGCCAAACCTTCTACCACACATAAGAACGTTAAACCTTGCTTGACTTTCAAGTATAGCTTTCTGGTTAATATGTGCATTAGGTACTTCAATTCTCATAGAATGGTTTTGCCATCTACAAACACTATCTCTATTTTGTTGTCTGTGTTTATATCCATCTGCTCTTTAGGTTTACCATATACCCTAGTAAGTAAAGTTTCTATTGAGTAAAGGCTTCCCTTCTCTAGGCTTTTCTTCATAGCATTAGCAACTGTCTTTTCTAATATGGTAGCTTTAGGATTCTCAAATACTCCTTTTAGTTCTTCTAAATCCATAGCCATCATGTTCTGAATGGTATCGTTTATTTCAGATAGCTTGTAGCCTTGTTCCTTTAATAGGCTAACATACTTTCTAGGTCTGCCATTAGGGTTACCAGATACTCCTGCCTCAAATTTTACACCATCATTAGGGAAAGCCATTGTCTGTTATTTGTCTGTTTTAAAGTAAGGTTTACCATTTTTTTTGATTTCTAAACTAGGGTCTAGTTTAATCATTCTATCTACTATTACTTGGCAGTACTTAGGGTCTAGTTCCATTATATAACCAACTCTTTTAAGTTGATGAATACCAGCTAAAGTAGAGCCACTACCTCCAAATAGGTCAAGTATGTTCCTTGCATTCTTATGGTTGTTTAATGCTCTTGCAGATAATTCTATTGGCTTTTGTGTTGGGTGCATATAATTGCTATCCTTTTTTATTTCCCATAAATCAGACTCGTTATTAATTCCTTGGTCTAACTTACCCTCAAAAAAGCAAAACTCATGCTGATGCCTATAACCTCTTCCTAATCCAAATACATTTTTTGCCCATACTATACAAGCATTTAATTCAAAGTGTTTTTGTAAAGTGCCATAAAATTTCCAGTTACACCAAATATACTTTATTGGTATTTCTAATGTATGTACTGTTTGTGCAAACTCTTCAATAAACTTATCAAAATCTTCACTATCTAAATCATCATTCTCAATTACATCAAACTTGCCACTTCTTCCATTAAAGCTAACATTATATGGTGGGTCTGTAAATAACATGTCTGCCTTTTGTCCATTCATTAATAGAGCCACTTGGTCGCTATCTGTACTATCCCCACAAAGTAACCTATGCTCACCAATCTCAATTAAATCACCTAGAACTATATCTGTCTTTAACTCCTCTGGTATTTCATAATCATCTTCTACTGCTTCTATTTCCTCTGCTTTAAAGTCTGGTATATCTAAACCCCATTCGTTTAGTTTTTGCGTATCCCATTCGTTAGCTATTAACTCCCAATCCCATTCTCCATATCCTACATTGTCTTTAATGATAAATTCTCTTTGCTGCTCCTCTGTTAAATCTTCTGCTTTTATAATTGGTATCTCTGTAAGTCCTGCTTCTTTACAAGCCTTTAATCTCATGTTACCGCCTAGAACTATCATATCCTTGTTTACTACGATAGGTCTAATATCTAGCATCTGTGGGAAATCCTTAATACTCTGGACTAGTTTTTTAAACTTATCGTCTTTGACAAGTCTAGGATTATTTGGGTTAGGCTTTATGTCCTTAATTGATACTTTCATCATAAAAAATAGTATAGTTGTTGGTTTCAGTATATAGCTTGTTGTAGTATTCCCATATAGCTCCTGCCTTGTTTAATCCTTCATCCTTCATTCTTCTGTAATCGGTCTGTTCCCCTACGTCATGTCCTATATGAGAACTTTGTAAACCTTTTATATAGTAAGATTTAAATCCTAGTTGTGTTAGCCTTAGTCCATAATCACTATCCTGCATCCCATAAGGGTCGTATGCTTCGTTAAAATATCCTACTGTGTCTATCGCTTTTCTAGGTATAATAACATTTCCGAATGTTGCCCATGTAGGATGTACCTCTATTCCGTTTATTATTTCTGTCTTAGGTAGGGTTTCTACGCAATAGATTCCGCACATTCCCGTTTCTGGTATTGCTTGAATATGCTCTACTGCCATTAATAGCCAGTTGTTAGGCATTACTATATCATTCCCGCAAAAAGCTACAATGTCATAGTCTTTGGTTTTTCTTATACCTTCATTTAAGGCTGCAGCTATTCCTTTTTTATCTATGGTAAACATATCATAAGGATAGTTTCCTAATGGAAAACTAGCTACCGCTTGTGCAGTATGTTGATGTCTTAAATAATCAAGTAGTACGATTGCCGCTTTCATTATGTCCTAAGTATTTAGCTGGATTACCTGCGTATTTAGTATATGGCTCGGTTACTAGTTTTTTAGTAACTACTGAACCCATACCTATCATACAACCCTTAGCAATAAATTGCCTTTGATGAATGACTGCGTTTAATCCTATGTTTACGTTACTATCTATTATTGTATGTCCTCCAATCTTTGCCCCACAACTTATAATAACATTATCCATTAGTTGTACATCGTGCCCAATATGCGAGTGCTTCATAAAGAAATTATTATCTCCTATGTAGGTCACATCGTCCATTCCTCCGTCAATAGTTACTAATCCTGTAAATACATTGTAGTCACCGATAACTACTATGTCACTTGTAGTACCCCAGTTACCCTTATGTTCTGCAGGTGCTCCTATTATACAATAAGCACCAATGTAATTATGTTCTCCCATAACTACGTTGTCATAAATAATAGCAGTAGGATGTATATAATTAGTAGAACTTTCCATAATTATAAATAAATTGCTCGTGTTTTTCTTTTAGGAAATCCATGTAGTCTTTTTTATCTCCGTATTTTATATGACACTCTCTACAAACTGCCATTAAGTTATCTATGGTGTCTTTTTCTTTACTTCCTCCCATACCTCTGGCATTTATATGGTGTGTATCATTGGCTCGCCTACCGCAAACCTCACATGAAATAAAATCTTCTTTGCCGTATCCAAAGTAATCCATATAAATCTTAGTGTGCTTTCTCATAGTGAGCCATCTTGTAATGGTATTCCTTCTTTATCGTCTACCCTTCTGTACTTTTCGTGCCAGAGTGTATTGCACAAAGTTACACTTTTTTTAACTATTTCTTCTTCTTCAGCTTCGGGCAGAAGTAGGTGCAGACACTCATGTAGAAGTATCTCTAAATGCTTTTTCCCTTTTAAGGATTTATCTAACTCAATCACTCCGACTGAATCAGCAAAACCCCATACTCGGTCTTTACGCAAGTCCTTATATTTTACTTTAATTCTCACTTTTTAAAATTGCTTCATCTGGTCTATCAATTTCTGCAATCTCTACTTTTACATTCCTTCTAACTTGAGCAAGTGCCTTCCTATAAATCTTTTCTTTGATATACAAATCCTGCAACTTATTTAAAAGAAAAACTTCTTGTTCTTGTATATTCATTTTATTGAATTTCTTTGGTATCATTTTGTAGAAATTAGTAAGTGTCTTTTTTGTTTTATGTTAGCTGCTCCTAGTCTTTTCCTAGAACTTGCTCCACAATTACTACATCTCATTAACTCATAAACATTTGCAGTGGTGTTATAATTCTTACCCATAACTTCTAGGTCATTGCTTCCGCAATTCGGACATCTGTGCTCTTTCTCGTCTAGGATAAATAACCCCATGTTCGGATGTGGTTTTATCCATGCTCTTATCAGTAAGTATGTTTCCTCTAAGATACGAACATCCTGCACATTGTAAGCCTCCATTTCAGACAATGCATTTGCATTACCTTTCATGCACCTTTCCCACAATTCAAAGTTAGTTTCTTTTTTTCGTTCTAGGTTTAAAAGTTTGTTTACATAGTCTAGCTTGTTGCTAGTAAACCCGAACTGCCTTCTAATATGTTTTAGAGTATCTATTTGTTGATAAGGTAATGGTGGATTCAATCCGTTTATTATAAACCTAGAGTTAAGTTTAGGCATATCAAACTTTTCCCCGTTATGGGCTATAACTATGTCAGCCTCATTCACTAGCCTCCAAATTCCTTCTATGATTCGTTTATCGTTTTGCTCTAGGACTTCTTTAGGTTTTAGCTTAGCTGAATATACTTTATCTTCAAATAACCACTTAGCTGCCCAAGTCAAACAAAACCAATCCGATTGTATTTGATGCGTTCCTACGTTTTGATTCCAGATACCCCAAACATAAGCAGAAATCGGAGCAGTTTCTATATCTAGGATAAGGACTTTAGCACTAGTATTAATTTTCTCCATAGTTGAATTTCTAGTGTCAAAAGTTAGTGGTTTCTGATAAGTTTTATCTGCTAGTTTTTTTCTAGATTTATTACCATTAGAACCTCTATAATAGTTTATAGCCTTACGAATGTTTTCTAGATTAGAAATCTTATGCTCTGCAAATATTTTTTTTGCTAGAGTATAATTTTTTAAATCTGGATAGGT